ATTGCTGCAAAGAAACTAAACCTTTAGATAGTTTTACTAAAGATAAATCTAAAACTGATGGTTTAAAAATATACTGCAAAGAATGCGCTAACGAGAAGAAACGTCAGTGGCGGATCGCTAACAAAGATAAAATAGCCGCATACGACAAGCAATGGCAAGAGCAAAACAAAGATAAAAAGAGTGTCAACTATAAACGTTGGCAGCAAAACAACAGAGGGTATGTCAATGCTTACAACTCTAAGCGAAGAGCCGATGAGAAAACTGCAACACCTTCGTGGGCCGACTTAGACAAGATTAAATCCTTGTATAACGTAGCTCAATATTTTGATTGGATTAGTGGTGGCTTTGTAAAGCATCACGTCGATCATATCGTCCCTTTGAGAGGGAGAAACGTATGTGGTCTGCATGTAGAACATAATTTGCAGATTTTAATTGACAAAGATAATTTAAGAAAGTCCAACAACTATGGGAATCAAATTTAAATGTAAACAATCAGGCAATATCTTTGAGTATTTCACAGACCATGACATCAAGACTATGCGTGCTCACAGTGAGTACACAGAGCTTCAGCCTATTGAAACAGAAGAAGTAGAACTTAAACAGAAACAAACTTCACAAAAACGTACTTACAACAAGGCGAACAAGGAAGAATAACTATGACGATCTACCGAGGCCCCGGTGGTACAGGTTCTGCTACTTCTGATGCAGATACCACGCTTTATCAACAGTTTTTAGATCAGACTCTTGCTGCCCGTGATGCTGCTTTGCAGGCTGAAACCAATGCTGAGTTGGCAGAAACAAATGCGGAGACTGCAGAAACTAATGCTGAAACGGCTGCCTCTAACGCTGCCTCTAGTGCAAGCGCAGCAGCGTCTAGCGCCTCTAGTGCTTCTTCGTCTGCCGGTGCGGCAGCTACATCTGCCTCTAACGCTGCCTCTAGTGCAAGCGCTGCTTCGTCTAGTGCCTCCAGTGCAGCCACTTCAGCTACAAATGCAGCCAATTCTGCTACTGCCTCTGCAACGAGTGAGAGCAATGCTGCGTCGAGTGCTTCTAGTGCAGATTCTTCAGCCACTAGTGCATCCAGCAGTGCTTCCGCTGCTTCTACCTCGGCTTCTAGTGCTGCAACTAGTGCTACTAACGCTGCGAATAGTGCCTCCAGTGCTGCTACCTCGGCCACTAATGCGGCTAACTCGGCCTCTAGCGCATCTACTTCGGCTTCCAATGCAGCCACTAGTGCTACTAACGCAGCTAATAGTGCCACGACTGCCGCTGATTCTGCCTCTGATGCTGCTGCCAGTGCTGCTGAAGCAGAAGCTACTTTGGCTAACACTGTAAAGCTCACCGGCGATCAAACAGTTGCTGGTGTTAAGACGTTCACGTCCACTATCGTAGGTTCTATCAGCGGTAACGCAGGTACTGTTACTGATGGTGTTTATACTTCAGGTTCTTATTCAAATCCGTCTTGGTTAACCTCTTTAGATGACGGTAAAGTTTTACCTTCGATGACAGGTAACTCGGGTAAGTTCTTAACCACCAACGGTACTGACAGCAGTTGGGGCACTGTAGATGCTCTCCCTTCTCAAACTGGCAATGCAGGTAAGTATCTTACCACTAACGGAACTGCTGCTTCGTGGGCGAGCTTAAACGTAGATCCGAATACTACAACCAAAGGCTTATACGAGCATAGTAACACGATTAGTGCTAATTACACGATTACGTCTGGTAATAATGCTTTGAGTGCTGGCCCTGTTACGGTGAGTTCTGGCGTGACTGTGACGGTTCCCTCTGGCTCTGTCTGGACTGTTATTTAAGGAATAGATATGCCAATCACAATCAATGGCTCCGGGACCATCAGCGGTGCATCTACGTTATCGACTACGGTTGCTAGTCCAGTCTTTACCACACCTACAATTGATTCTGCTCAGATCGCTACAGTATCTGGTTCTGCTCCATTATATGCTGCTCGTGCATGGGTCAACTTCAACGGCACTGGCACTGTGGCGATTCGTGCGAGTGGTAACGTCAGCAGCATCACGGACAACGGTACTGGGCTATACGCGGTCAATTTTACAAGCGCGATGCCGGATGCTAATTATGCAGTTGCAGTAGCCTGCGGACGACCAACACCGTCTAATGACGGACAAGCTGGGATTTCTGGCACGCCTGCTCCAACGACTGTGCAAGTCCACGCAACCACCGCAGGAGACACGAACTTCAAAGATTTTGATTACATGCACGTCGCCATCTTCCGCTAACCCTTAGAAGAAATTATGAGTACACTTAAATTATCCTCTAACGCTAGTGGTACTGGTGAGTTCACCATTGCCTCGCCTAATAGCAACACTAACAGGACTTTCAACTTACCTGACAGTTCAGGCACTATTGCCACTACTGAGTCTACCTTAGCTCAGTTTAATGCTTCTGGCTCTGCGCCCGTGTACGCTGCTCGTGCATGGGTCAACTTCAACGGCACTGGCACTGTTGCTATTCGTGCAAGTGGGAATGTGTCGAGTATTACGGATAGCGGAACAGGTGATTACACGGTTAACTTCACTACGGCATTGCCGGATGCGAATTATGCAGTATCTGGTACTGCATGGAGCGATGGCGTTGCCAACGGAATTTTGGGCGTTGCTAGTTTGACGACAGCAGGTGCAAGAATAAAAACAGATACGCCATCTGTTGGAGCAGCAGATAAAGTACAAATTTCTGTGTCCGTCTTCCGCTAATCAGGAGCACTTATGAACCAACGAATCATTTACCCAACTGACGATGGCGGCGTGGCCGTGATCGTGCCTGCCGCTGAGTGTGGCATGAGCATCGAGGAAATCGCTGCCAAGGACGTTCCGGCAGGCAAGCCTTTCAAGATCGTGGATGTCTCTGACATTCCTTCTGACCGTACCTTCCGTGGCGCATGGGAGTACACAGAATGACCTTCGAGGAGTGGTTTGCCTCTCTCGATGGCGGCTATGACTCTTACGAAGATTTACTGCGTGAATGCTGGGAAGCCGCACAGAAAGCAAAGGAAAATATATGATTACTATCAACATTGACAAAGCCAAGAGCATTGCTCATGACATCCGCAGGGCTACTCGTGCAGAAGAGTTCAAGCCACATGACGAAGTGATTGCTAAGCGTATCCCGGGTGTTGCTGCTGAAGAAGCTGAAGTTGCTCGTCAGGCTATCCGTGAGAAGTATGCTGCTATCCAAGCCGATATTGATGCTGCTGCTGGTGTAACTGAACTCAAAACCATTGTGGATAGCCTTGCATGAGCCAAGTAAAAGCAAATTCATTCACTGACGCTTCAGGTGGCAGTAATGCTGTCCTGTATGGCGTAGCTGCTCCGCCCAACTCCATGGGCTTCCGCAACCGCATCATCAACGGCGACATGCGGATCGACCAGCGCAACGGTGGGGCGAGTGTGACTGTGAACGGAGCTGCTGTTTATACAGTGGATCGCTGGCAAGCGCACGACGAAACCGATGGTGCATACACAGTTCAGCAGTCTTCTACAACCCCTGCTGGTTTTGTGAAGTCATTGCTTTTTACGGTGACAAGTGCAGATGCTTCTTTAGGCGCATCGCAGTATGCTTTTTTTACTCAACCAATTGAAGGCTTCAACGTAGCCGATCTTGGATGGGGAACAGCAAACGCACAGGCCATTACCATTTCATTCTGGGTCAGATCCAGTTTAACGGGGACATTTGGAGGTACTCTGCGGAATGGCTCTGGGAGTAGAAGTTACCCGTTTACCTACACAATTTCTTCCGCCAACACATTTGAGTACAAGACTGTAACAATCGCAGGCGATACCACTGGAACTTGGGAGACTACGAACTTAACGGGTATTTTTCTATCGTTTGGGCTTGGTGTTGGCTCAACCTTTAGTGGAACAGCGGGCGCATGGACCACAGGGAACTTTCTGTCAGCCACAGGAGCAACCAGCGTTGTCGCCACCTCCGGAGCCACCTTCTACATCACCGGCGTCCAACTGGAAGCAGGCTCTGTCGCCACGCCGTTTGAGCGCAGGCCGTATGGCACTGAGCTGGCGTTGTGTCAGCGGTATTACTGGACTCCAAACCCATCAAATTTGTTTGCCTCAACGACATCAACAGGAGCGGGCATTACGTACTACTCTGACTATGTTTACCCTGTGACAATGCGGGCAGCCCCCACAGTTTCGCTGAGTTCCTTTTCAAACGCGTTGAGCGGCAATGCGTCAGTGAATGATGCTGGCGCTTCTAGAACTCGATTTATGGCAAGCACCACAGGGGCGGGCACAGCGTACTCTGTCTTTTCGGCAACGTTTAGTTCTGAGCTTTGATCATGTACCAACTTCCACCCGACACACTGCTGGGCGCGGCGCAGTGCATCAAACCCCTGTCCGACAACGCCTTCATCCCTTTTGACCCTGCCAACACAGACTACCAAGAGTATCTGAAATGGCTGGCTGAGGGCAACGCTCCTATCGGAGCTGATACTCCATTACCGGTAACTGAGGAGAACTCTAATGCCACTTAAAAAAGGAAAATCCAACAAGACTGTCAATGAGAACATCTCTATGATGGTCAAAGAAGGTAAACCACAGAAACAAGCTATCGCTATTGCCCTCTCTGAAGCCAACGCTAATGCTGGTAAAAGTAAAAAGAAACCTAAGAAGAAGTAAGCCATGGCTACCAGACCAGTATCAGTAGGTTTAAACCTTTCGTCTGGTACTGCAGTTACAGTGTTTACAGTTCCGGTAGGCTATTATGCTAAGTGGAATCTGATGTATTTATTTAATAACTCAGGCTCTACTAAAAGCATTTCAGTCTACTGGGGAGATTCTAGTACATCTACCAACATCTACGTTCATAACGGAACCATTGCAGCAGGTTCTTATGCACGACAGGATGGAGGCGCTTATGTGGTGCTAGAAGAAGGAGACACTGTAGTCATGCAAGACGAAGCAGGTAGTTCATTTAGTACAATATGTACTTTTGAGTTAGTTAAGAAAGAAGGAATTTAATGGCTCGTAGCGTAGCGAGAACTCCTTCAACATGTTTTAATGGAGAACTTTAATGGCTCTGCCGACTTATCTAGAATTGGTTAATGATATTCTTGTTCGCTTACGTGAACCTGAAGTTACTACTGTCCAAGAGAACGTCTTATCCAAGCTTATTGGTAAGTTGGTTAACGACTCAAAGAGACAAGTGGAGGACGCTTACAGTTGGAACTCTTTAACAGATACCTTAGTTATTGAAACCTTAGCTAATACTTATGGCTATGTGCTCAATGGCTCTGGTTTGATGTTCAAAGTTATTGATGCTCAAGACATCACCAACAAAAATACTTTACGTAACATCCCTACTCCTCTGATGTCTCAGTATCTGTTAGATCAGCCTCAGACGGCTCCTCCGCAATACTACAACTTCAACGGTGTAGATATTACCTCAGGCGACACCAAGGTAGATTTCTATCCCATTCCCCCTGCAGGTTTGACTTTATACTTTAACTTGTATATTCCTCAGCCTGAATTATCCGCTGATTCTGATACGTTACTGACGCCTAAGAATCCCGTAGTTTTAGGTGCTTTTGCTCGTGCATTGGTGGAACGTGGTGAGGATGGCGGATTAAATAGCTCTGAAGCCTATGGCCTGTATCGTGCTGCTTTGGCTGATGCGATTGCAGTTGAGAGTTCTCGCTTTATCGAGGAAGAGACTTGGGAGGCCGTATAATGGCCCAACAGATTCAAACTTATTCCATCACAGCTCCCGGCTTCTTCGGATTGAATACTCAAGATAGCTCATTGGACTTAGCCTCTGGCTTTGCTCTAGTAGCTAACAACTGTGTAATCGACAAATATGGCCGTGTAGGTGCTCGTAAAGGATGGCAACCTAAGCATTCTTCTTTAGGTGCTTTAGGTACTGCCGATGTTGAAATGATCGCTCAGTTGTTGACTGAAGCAGGTATTCAATACACGGTAGCTGCAGGTAACAATAAACTATTTAAGCTCTCGAGCGGTACGCTGTCTGAGTTGACCTATGGTGGTGGCGGTACAGCTCCTACGATTACAGATAGCAACTGGCAAGCAGCTTCTTTAAACGGTATTTTGTACCTCTTTCAGAGTGGTCATGATCCTCTGGTGTTTGATCCTGCTTTGAGTACGAC